CTCTTATGCCACGGGCTAATTGGCCGATGCCTTCAAATAAAGCACCGGCACCTAACAGGGTCTTGTTCCAATCCATTCCACCACCTGTCTCGGTGCCGGGAACAGGGACATTGACGATAGGATCGGCTAACCCAAATCCGCTCATCGGATTTATACCGGCTGTATCTCCCCAGGTATAAGGGTTAGGCATCGATAAAACCTAGTTAATTAAAGTTTAGCTCAGTAGGCGCGGTTCTGAAAACCAGCACGAGCGAAGAAAGCTTGCAGCTCCTTTGGCATCGGCGCAATAGTTGTTGTCACGGTTGCATCAGTTACGTTTTTGATCGCAGGATCACGACCTTCAGCAGCATCAATTAGTCCCTGGGTACTACCAGGAACGAGATTCTGAACATTAGAACCAAGAGGCGCCGTAATTGTTGCGCCAACATTATTTTGACTTTGCTGAGAAATATCGCGAGCGCGAAGTTTCTGATTCAACTCATAAGCGAGAACAGGATTAGCGGCGGCCCATTGAGCAATACCGGGTTTATCCAGAGCGCCGGCAGCTTGAAGTTCAAAGAGGGTTTCATCAGTAGTTTTCGGCTTTAAAGCCTCCTGGCGGCGAGCCGCATAATATTGCGCGATCTGTTTATAATCAGCAGGAGCGCCCACGTCGGATCGTGTGGGGGCTGTCGCGGCACCGCCTGTCCGCGAAGGATCGAGACGAGCGCTCGCTTCAGCAGCTTGCCGAGCTTGAGTCAAGTTGCTGTCCCGGTCACTAAAGCGTTGAGTCCGGGCACTCAGGTCACCACCCGCTAGGTCGGCGGCTGCGGCTCGGGCTGTTTCAGTTTGAGCGGCAGCTCGCGAAGCATCGACATTATTAGGAGCAGTTTCCTCCTCTAAAGAAACCGGTGGAGCAGATGTCGTGGGGCCAAGAGGGGCTTCTTCTCCTCGACCGCCAAACAAGTTATAAGCGGTAACACCTGCCGCAGTTACACCCGCAGTCCCCAGACCAGCTAACAAAGGGAGCTTTCCCTGAAAGCTAGTTAAGGCATTGCGAAGTGTGGCGCCCTGGGGAGACCATGCGGAGGTAATGTCGGTACGAAGATTTAAGGGAAGTTGATCGTAAACAGTACCGGCAGCGTCGGGAGTAGCTCGGACTGAGGGGGTCGGAGCTGCCTGGAGAGGACCAATAAAAGTCTCATCACTAAAGGTGCGGCTACCACCGGGGGCGTATTCAAACTCGCTGGCAAACCCTTTCTTGAACTTCCCACTCATCTGCGTGGGACTCATGTTCCGCGTCTGCGGGTTGTACCGACCCATCAAAGAAGGCTGAAAAACTTCGGCGCCTTTAGGGATAAACCGTTCGGCTTGAACGGATGGAGCGGGAGCCTCTAAAGAGGGACCGTACACCTGACGAGGGTCGACCTCTACAGCGGGACGGGTAACAACCTGACCGGCACCGCGATTGATTACGGGGGAAACTGAGGCAGCGGAAGGTCCTTGAACTGTTCCCGCAGGCAGGCTTACAGGAGAAGTTTCAATATAGGCCGGAAGCCTGCCGGCAAAAGCCTCATCAACTTCTCTTGAGGACAGTACGCGTCCTCCGGGACCCACATAAAAAGTATTTCCTGTGTCGTCCGCCATCAGCTTTAAGCTTTCGCGAGCTTGAAGTCGGCTGGCTAACTCGGGGGAGCCAGCGGGACGGGTAACAACCTGACTCGGAGTGGGGACGTTAACAGGAGGAGCTTGGACAGAGGATTGAGCCGTCGAACGAACGGCAGGAGTTAAAGAAGGCTGGAAGATTCCAGCTACGGGGGGCTTGGGACGACGAACGGGAGGCGCAGCAGGAGGGGTTTCTGCAGCGCCCATGCGAAATGTTGACCCACCGCCTGCACGAACAGCCGGTTTTGCGGGAGGGGTAAAAACTCCCTGGACAGATTGAATGGTTTCACGAGGGAGCTGCCTTTCAGCAGGCAAAACACCAGCTCTCCCAGCGGCTTTACGGAATTGACCGCCTATGGCTCCAGCAAAAACACCTGCCAGGTTCATAAGATCCTGGGCTGTTAAAGGTTTAGGAGCCATTAGATCTACGTAATTTCTAAGCTAAGAGAAGTCTAGCGCCAGTTCGTATAAAAATAAATTCGATCAGCACGAGATGCTGTAGGAGGTCCCGGAATAGCCTGAACGAATGAAGCTCCGCTACGTTCAAACCGATATCTGTTTGTTACCGGGTTCCGATAGTTAGCCACGTACAACATTTGGGCCAAACGATCCGTTTCAAACACATAATTCTCGCGCCAGATACGAGCTGTTTCGCGTTTGTCTTGGATATTGATGGAGCGGTTAACGTCACCCAAAATCGTTTCTTGACGACTTGTGGCACGCCCAGTTGCAAGTTCAGTTAGACGCTCTGCTTCTTCACAGCGCTCAATCTGCTGCACAATTTTATCGACGTAAACTTCGCTGGGAATACTGTTGCAAGCCTGCATCAAGCGGGAATAATCGCCAGCAGGAACCGTGGCTATGTTGTACCCAAGATGATACGCGACACGACTAAAGTTAAAATCGTCTAAACGATAGCCGAAAACCTGGGCAGGGTTTCTGGCAAGCTGATTAATCGTTGCGTATATTATTTCACGTTTAGTACCATCAACCGTATCCGGTTGAAAAACAATACCCTGCTGAGCTAAATACCTCTGGATCTGTTCTAATTCTTGCGTAGTTAAATCAGCCACGCTGCTTCTCCCTGGTTATAAATATTCTACTTAGTGCCAATTGGTAGAAAAATACAAATCATCCGCCAAAGCGGGATTAGGAGGACCAGGATAACCCTGAATAATATCTCCCTCAGTCTCGATAAAACGGGACTGGGCTATTACCGGATCTTTATAATTAACGACATGAAGAATGTGAGACAATCGGTCACATTCGAATAAATAGTTTTCTCGCCACAGGCGGGCAACAACACGTTTATCTTGAATCGCGATAGAACGATTCAAGATTTCAGTACCGTCACCCAAAATTATTTCTTGACGATTAGTAGCGCGATTATTAGCTAGCTCACAGAGGGGTTCTGCTGTCTCGCAGCGTTGTATCTGCTCTACAACTTTACCGTAATAAAATTCACTAGGAATGTTATTACAAGCTTCTAGTAATCGAGAGTAATCGGCAGGATCAACCGAAGCTATATTGTAATTTAAGTGATAACAGACACGATCAAAATCATACTGACATAAAGCATGACTTTCTGTTTCAAAACCGTTACGGGTTAATTGATTTACTGCTGCATATACAACTTCGCGTTTAGTTGCGTCTGTTATCTGGTCAGTAAAAATGACCCCTTGCTCAGCGAGAAATCTCTCGATTTGCTGAAGCTGAGAGGTCAGGAGCTGAGACACAAAACAGAACCCTAATTTTTTTACATTCTAGGGCTCCTAGTTATATCACTCTACGTAAACGTGATCGTCGGCCAGAACCGAATCCCAATCAACGTGTTTGATTTCCTTAAGCTGTTCAAGTTTAGAGAAGCGCTCTCCAGGCATACTTTGCTGCAGCTCTTTAATTTGAACCGCAGTTTTCATTCCGACTCCTTTTAAGACTTGAGTTAGGAGTTCAGGAGGAGCGCTGTTGATATTGATTCGATTGAAAGCGGGAACCTCTGGTTTAGCGATAGTGCGGCCACGGCGCTGTTTTGTTGATTTCTCGGTTGCTTCCGCCTCTACCTCTTTTTCGACAATCTGATTCTTATGAGCGAAGAAGATTTTACCGGTAGTTACCGACTTAACCATGTAGTATTCACCATCATCGTGAACACTGATGACGGAGACTTTTACACCGTTGGGGGTGAACGTGTACTCCTTCATTTCGGCGACTGCCATTATGTGATCAGTTATCGACACTCAGTATAGCTACACGCAAATAAAAAACCCCCTCCGAAGAGGGGGCCCCCGTGGTTCGCGTCCTGACTATATCAGGCCGGAGTCGTCGAGGTGTAGATGCTGGACTCAACCAGACCAGCGGGCTGCAGGGCCACATCGTCGCGCTTGGGCGGCTCATCGGGGACGAGCCAGCACACTTCGCACAGAGCGAGTGCTTTGTTCTTGGCGGAAAGCTTACCGGACTGAGCACGAGGATCGTACACACCGGAAGCTTGAGCCAGACCTGAAGCAGCGGTGCCACCGAGATTGCCCACGGTGTACAGCTTGTAGGTGGTGTCAGCGGTCACCACGTGCATATTTGCAGGGTTCCAGGCATTGCTGGAATTGAACGAACCGTTTTCGATACGGCTGTTCGAACCTGCAACAGTGGCGAAGAAGCCGCTGACGCTGGGGGTGGTGGACAGACCCACGCCCACGTTCGGGCCGAGACCCAGGGTGGGGGTAGCGGAACCGCCGGCCACACCGCTGCTCACCACATCGCCGCCGTCGAGACGGAGGCCCACACGGTACACATAGGCACCGGAGGGAACGGTGATGCCGTTGGTGATGTCGGCACGGATATCCTTGTGGAAATCCGGGGAGGGAATGATCACATTCCCGTTCAGGAAGGGCTGGGGAGCACCATTCTGACCGGAACCCCAAGGGGTGGTGTAGTAGTCGAGCTGGTTGTTGGTACCCAGAGCCTGATAAGACAGGTCAACGTAACCAACAGCTTGCTGAGCGATCCAACCGGGACGGAAGATCACACCAACGGGACCACCGACAGGCTGGTTAGCCAGCGTCTCGGGGCTGCCGTTTTCATTCAGAAAGTCAACGGACTTGGACTCGTGCCAATACCGAAGAACGTTCGTGTAGTTACCAGGATAGATCTTGGTAACGGAGATCTGAGCGGGATTAATTGCCATCGTTAGTTACCTCCTCAAGCGCTAAAGGAGTAGCCGATGGTGGCGAAATCAGCGTTCAGAAGTTCGAAACCTGCGTACAGGCTCCAAATCATCATGATGAAACGGCTGAAGTCGTCGTTGTTGTTCAGGAGCACCTGAGCGTTGTTGCCGCCGATACCGACGCCCACGCTCTGGGGACCGAAGAACATACCAATCGCGGTGTCGTAAGACTTATTGGTACCAGCGATGGTTGCGGTTGCGGTTTGAGTAGGCATGTTGGTGGATTCGAAGAATCGCACGCCTTCAAACACGAAACCGGTGGGCATGATCGGCTCACCCGCCACAAAGGTGGCTTGACCGAAGCCCTGACCCATGTAGATAGCAGCGTTAGGCTGCATCGCCGACATGAGCGGGTTGATCTGACCATTGCCAGGGTAACGAGCAACTTCACGGAAGTCGCTGTTCTGACGCAGGTGCATCAGGAAGGTAGGATCGCAAACGCAGCGATAGAAACCGTCCTGATAGGTAGGAACGTTACGCTTACGCAGGCTCTTCACCACGCGCAGCAGGTCGTCCTTAACGTCGAACTTAGCTTGTTCGGCGTTGCTGTAG